CAGGTCTGCAAGCAGCGTCGGATCACTGGCTTTCAGGCGTAAATGGCCAGCATAGCTTGCACCCTCGGCAAAGACCGGTGCCTCGGCCTCAATCTGCAAACGCCAAGCATAGCCAACGAGGATCGCCGGACCTTCGCTCAAGGTGGCGATTGTCATGGCTGCCACCCGCAGAGCCGCGCGCCGACTTCGTTATGGGCAACGATCTGGGCCAGAGTGTCATCGCTCAGCACATCACCACGAGAAGGACGAATAGGCTCGGCCCAATCGCAATCGTCCCGCAACCCCCGCGGGTCAATCGCGCATCCAGCGGTCAGCCCGACGCTCAAGATCGGTATGATCAGTGTTTTGAAGGTCATGACGGATGTCCTTGGACGTTTGCAGCGCGCGGACACGGGCATCGGCGCGGCGGATGGCGAGCTCGGCCTCTGCGGCGTGCTTGCCCTGCCGGAGCAGGATCCAGACTGCGACGCCAACGGCCGCAACAATTGCGCCCCAATAAGCGAAGCGTTGACCAAGGCCGGAGAGCAGCGCGGTTAGAACGAGGCTCATGGCGTTTTCCCCGAGCGGTGGTCGTCGATCCGGGCCGCCTTCGCGCGCAGCGCATAGAAGACCACGCCGATGAACACCCCCGCACCAATCCATGGCAGGGCATTAGAAAGTACGTTTTCCAGCCCGATCAAGGTGAACACGCGTCCTACCATGTCTCGGGCCTGCTCGGCCTCCATGAGCGCAGGGGCGATCTGACTGCCGATCGAGCCTGCTGCGCCAATGACACCGAGACCGATCTGCGCATTGGATGCCGTTACGATCCGGCTTTCTGCAGGCGCGCCAGATGCCCTCTCAGATGCAATTTTCCGAGGAGACGCTCTTTCCAGCGCTTCGGTCAGCGCGACATCGATGATCGGCACGAGAGCCAGATCGTTGTCGTTTCGGAAGGCCAGAATGGCAGCGCGGGTGCGCGGCCCCACTTTTCCGTCGACTTGGCCGACTTCGTGATAGCCCAGATCCTTCAACCGCTGCTGAACCGCCTTCACCGACAGCGTCACAGCAGGTGCGACATCCCCGGCGCGCCGCACCCCGAGGAGCTTCGAGACCGGGTAGCGCTTCACATTGACGGCGTCGTCTTGGTTGCCGCCGAGGCCCCAGACCCATTGTCCCTCGATCCGGTCGATAAAGAACACATGGCCCTGCCAGCTGGAGGAGCCGCGGGGGATCACGCCGATGTCGCCTTGTTGGGCGTCTGCCACCTCGATGGGAATGCCCCAGTCGAGGTAAGAGCGCGCCGTCAGCTTGCGGGTGGATTGGATCCCAGCCCGCTCAAGGCAGTGCCCGACGAAGGCTGCGCACCAGGCCACGGAGTCGTGTTCAACCCAATCGTGGCCGACAGAGGCATACATTTCCATGATAACGGGATTGTCGGCGGGGCCCGGCCCCTCTGTCGTGCCAATGTAGCTGCGGGCGATGTCATACGGCGTCATGGTTATCTCCCATGCAAAGGAAAACGCCGCCCCGGATGGGACGCGCGCTGGATTTCTGTAAGTGCTGGGCGGGTTATTTCTTGCGACAGAGCCAGGCGGCGAGCAGTGCTTCGGCCCCACGCGGGCCCAGATAAGCAAGCGTGGCCACAAACCCGGTCGAAACGGGCTGCGACAGGCCGATGTAACGCGCCGCCGCCTCCCCGATCAGCGCCATGCCGACGGCGACGGGGATTTCCCAGAGAAGTTCTTTCCCGAAGAAGCGGCGGTTGCCGAGCTTCACCTCGCCCGAATGCCACATGAGCCGCCCGGTAAAGGCACCGATCAGCGTGGTCACGGCGCCTCCGAAGACCGAGTTGATCATATCGATGAACCCACCATCATTCATGGGCGCGCCTCCTCAAGCGCCGCCACCCGGGCGGCCAGGTCCTTGACGGCCTCGATCAGAAGGCCGGTGATATTGCCGTAAGCGACGGAGAGCTGACCGGCCTCGCCCACGCGGACCACTTCGGGCAGCACGGTCTCGACCTCCTGAGCGATGACGCCGATCTGGCGGCTGCCATCCATCGTGAAGCGCACGCCGCGCAGAGCGCTGACCAAGGCCAGAGCGCCCGCAATGGTCTCGACCTCCGACTTCAACCGGGCATCAGAGGAGGAGACAAAGTTCGGGGCGGTCACGACGCCCGTGAAGGTGGCGCCGGACAGTGCCGCTTTTGCCGCGATCGCCGCGTCATAATCGGCCGCCGACTTGGTCGCCATGGTCCCGAGGCCAAGGTTCGTGCGCGCCACGGCCGTGTTGGCAAGCCCCGCCAGATTGCCTGCCGTATCCAGCAGCGCGTCCCAGCCTGTGTTGGTGGCGTTTCGTCGGCGCAGCACCGGCGGCGATATCGAGGTATCGACCCAGAGCATACCGGCAACCGTGGCTGTTGGTGCAGAGGACCCGGCACTTGTTGATTGCAGCGCCGCAATTACCTCATTGATCCGCGCCCGTACGGCGGCGCCCGCATCGTTCGCGATCACAAAGCTCGATGTCTGCGCCATCAAACGACCTCATCGGCATAAAGCCGCAATTGACTGACGATGGGCGTGTAGGACGCATCCTTCGTCGTGAGAAACGCCCGTGCTTCGACTGCGCGGGCCTCGATTTCATGATTGTCGAGACGACCCCAGGGACCCCAGTTCGGCGATGCGCTTGGGGCGTCATCGGTCTCGCGGATCTCGAAGAGCACATCGATTTCTGCGCCTGCTGAGCCATCAAAATCGGCCCATGTGTCCATCAAGGCCGTGCGCGCATCGATCCGGTCATTGAGCGCCAGCGCCGCCACGCCGATTTCTGAGCGGAGCCGCACGCGTTTCACGGCCCCAAGATCAAGCCCGGCAGCGAAGGCGTACTGCCCCTCCATTGCGGTCACTTGCGTCACGCCATTCGTCGTCGCTGTGGCAAGGGTCAGGGTCGACCCTGACACCTGCAGCCCGGATTTCGGGCCGACAAAGCCAGGATCTGCCTGAAGGAAATCAAGCGTCGAGAAGGCCAGCACCTGCGCGCCCTTGGTTGAGACACGGGTCTCAGGCCCGGCACGCCCGCCGCTGTCTTCCGCGCGCACCAGATAGGTGCCGGGTTTCAGCGGCACCACGGCGATCGCTTCGCCGCCCGAGACCCTGTCCATCGAATAGCTGTCGGCCCAGGTGGCCGTCGCTTCCTTGGAATGGCGGATCACGACGTTGCCACCGACCCGCACGTCGGGATCGGCCGAGCGTGTCCATTTGAGGATCGCAAGGCCGCCCGCCGTTTGCAGTGTGACATTCTCGAGCTGCGCTGGTGGTGCCGTCAGCCCGAGTATTTCTGCTTGGGTTTCCTGCCAAGGCGAGGAGACGCCCAGAACCGAGATCGCCTTCACGCGGAAGGCCCAATCCCCCGGCGCGATGTCGCGGATTTCGAGCGCGGTGCCATCAGTGCGGCCATAGTCGATCCAGTCGGCCGCGCCCGCCAGTTTGCCCTGCAGCTGATAGGCCGCGACAAAGCCAGAGGGTGCCGCTTCCCAGCTGATCTTGGCCAGTACCTTCAGCCCGCCGCCGTCCCGCGTGATGTAGAGGTCCTCGGTGACCTGCGGTGCGCCGGGTGCCGGAATGTCATGAGGCTTGGGGAGCGCTGTCCGCGGAGCGGCGGCATAAATCTGCTGCTCGGACGCCGACCAGTCATAGACCAAGGGCGAGGTTTCTCGCAGCACCAGTTCTGGCAGCAATAACGCCCCATCGCCGGAGGCGGTCAGGTCAAGGCTGACCCCGTGCACCTCGAAGGGTTTGGCCGCAAAGCCCCACCGGGCGTAGGACAGCGTCACCACATCCCCAACGGTGGCGGCCCAGGCGGAGAGCTTGCCCGAGAGCCGCACTGTCATCTGCCGACGCGCGCGCTCGAGCTCGATTTTCGCAAGTCGCTGCGCCATGGCGGCGGAGATCGTAAACGGCAGCGAGATATCACGCCACTTCCGTTCCCCACCATCCTCGGCCAGGTAAACATCCGACGCATAGGCCGGAAAGTCATCCGGCTGCCAATCGTTCTCGGGGCTGACAAACTGCCCCCGCACGCCGTTGAAGTTCGAGGACATCGTCACGCGCGTCGCCAAGGTCAGCCCGCCTTCACGGACATGGTCTGAGGTCAGCGCGACATCGGGCGCACGCCAGGCACCAGCATGAATGCGCCAGGACCCGCCCGAGAAGGCGCAGCGGCCTGCGAAGCTCGAGAGCATCCCCTCGATGATGGTCTTCGGGACCTCCGAGAGGGTGATCACCCCATTGCAGGCATATCGCGGCTCGGACCCACCGCCTGCAAGGGGAACAGCCTCGTCGCAGATGTTCGCGGCCTCAATGAGGGACATCTCGTCGATCCCGTCGGGCTGCCCGATCCGCGCGCCAATGCCCCAGGTCGGGTTGGCCATATAGTCAGCCAGGCACAGGGCGGGATTTTCCGAATAGCCTGCGGATTGGGTCCGCGGATCCCAGATGTCGTCCTTGCCTTCGATGTCCACGGTGATGTTCGGGATCCCGCCTGGGAAGGCATCCTGGTCGTAGGTGAGGCGCAGCCGGATCGCAGCACAGCCTCGAAGTCGGTGGTTTTCTGTCCATTTGTCGGGCAGCGCAGCTTTCAGGCCCGCGAAAGCGGTCTGGTTTGCGGCGCCGAGTTTCTTATCGACGACGACCTTGCCGGCCCATCGGCCTTGAGCCACACCTGCGGCATTCACCGCCACTTCGCCTTCGAAGTAGATCGCCCCGATCGATTTAACCCGGTGCGTCGCCAGCACGATCACCAGATCGAGGTATGTGTTGTCTGATCCTGAGGAATGCAGGAAGACGATGACCCCGCCCTTGCGCGTGCGGCCATAGACGAGATCACGCGGCACCACGGGCTCGCGGATCGTCACCGTCCGCGGCTGCATCGTAGTCTGCGCTTTCGGCATCAGGGCCTGCGCCGCGTAGGACAGAAGAAGCGTGCCGCCGATCCGCAGAAGTGCCGCACCAATTCCGCCTGCAGCTAAAACGCCGCTGATCGCCCCCGCGATCGCGGTGACGGCTGACACGATGAAGGGCATGGACTGGATCCGCGTTCAGATGGGCCAGGCAAGCCGGCAAGAGGTGAGCGGCAGGGTTACGAGGCCCTCCGGCGCCATCCCGACGGCGCTGGCCCCAGTGCAGATACCGAAGCCAAGACCGGTGTCCGCCAGGACGATGTCGCCGCGTTGGGCAAGGAGAACGGCCTGACGAGGCTCACCCAAGAGCGCACGACCCATCTCCTCGAGCGAGGCCCAGCCCAAACGGCGCATCACACGCTCGCCGCCGAGCGCGGTGGTGTAGCGACCCCGCCAAAGAGCAGCGACATCGTCACCATCGGTCAGGATCATGCGTGTCTCGAAGGCAAAGGTTGGGCAGTCATGAACGCCCCAGACAAAGGGCTTAGCCCGCGCCGTATCGATGGCTGCGGCGAGAAGACGTTCCCAGTGTTCAACGCGTGCCATCTTTATCCACGTCCCCAGGTGATTTCGCGGTCTTGGATCGCGGTCACGTATTCAAAGCCAAGATCGCCCTGGAACAAGACCTGCTGGCTTTCATGGGTGTAGCGCCAAGTCCGCGCCACGGTCAGATCGATCAGACGGCTTTCATAGCTGATGGTGATCGTGCAGGTCTCCGCGTCATCCTTGATTTCAGGGACATCGAGGCGACCAGAAAAGGCCTGAACGGGATCGGCGATGATGCTGCCATTCTCCTGCAGCAGCCCGAGCCAGATCCGGCCCGGCAAGCCCTGTCGGGCTTCCTCGATCGCCATCTGCACCAGATCAAGTGGTACGCCTGAGAGTGATACCGCCGTGCCGCCCGCCACGACCTCCCCGGTTTCGTCGAGGGAGCCGAGCCCGAGAAGAGACCCAGCCCCGGCCCAAGTTTGTCCATTCCAAGTCACAGCCCCAAGGCCAGACCAGATCCGAACCCAGCCTGTCGCGAACTGGCCCTCAAAAAAGATCACTGGCCGCAGGCTTTGATCTGCCAGCGCAGTGGCGAAGGCGACGGTGAGATCACGGCTCATCAAAGGGCCTCCCGCGCAGAGATTGTAAATCGGTGCTGATCCGCCCGGCCGATGACCGAGGGGACGGGGACCGTCAGCCGCAACAGAACCGACGGGGCATCGAGGCCGAGAAGCGTGCCAACGGGCACAGAAGCCCGAAGCGGCGGCACAAAGGCGAGCGTGGCCTCACTGCCCAAAGGCGTTACATCCGCCGTCAGCTGGTAAAGCCGCGTCGTCGCTTCACCGCCCAGTTGGAAGAAATCCCCCGCGCGAAGCCCAAGTCCCCAGCCTGCCGTGCGCAGGGTAGATGATCCCGCAACCTGCGCCTCGGTGACGTAAGGATTGCCCGCCGCCGCCGGCACCTCGATCGAGGGATCGGGAAAGAGGAACCGGCCCCGCAATCCACCAAGGGCGGCGAAGAAGGCCGAAAGCCGCCGCGCCTTGGCCCCTTGGGTCACCGCCATCTCGATCTGGTATTCCCACCACGATGCACCCCAGTCCTGGATCTGGGACGTTCCGGTGAAGGGCGAGCGTGCCTCGGCCACAGACGTAATCAGCCTCCGCTCGAGCGAAGACACGAGCGTTATGGGCAAGACAGGAATGGCCATGATTTTAGATCACCTGACCCCGGCGCCGCCCATCGGCCACGCTTTCCTTGGCGATGCGCGCGATTTCCGGAATGGCAGCCCGCAGCCGCGCATCGATCTGCTCGGCAACACCCATCTGCGCCCCGCGCGCGTCGATGTTCACGGTCACGCCCGAGCCAGCGCTGCCGCCCCGGCCATAGTCGGCCGCCTCGCGTCGGTTCAGCACCCGTTCCCCGCGCTGCAGGATCGTCGGGACCTCGTCGGGGCGGAGCCCAGCCCAGGAGCCAACCGGCCCCACGGTCCCTCCTGA